AGCCGCTAACCCCCCGTTTCCAGAAACGAATACGGGGTAGTCTGCGTTTCTGCACACTTACGTTTGCCCGCACGATGCAGACCGCAGCCTCAGCCGCGGGAACACCGAAGCGATACCACCACACCGCAGCCTCGCGTAACGCGCGATCGATTGCGGGGTCACCTACCTGGACTGTGCGCATACCTGGCACCTCCTGCTGACAGTTTGCGCACGGGCCGCGGTGCCGTCAACAACGCCGCGAACTGCGTGTTCTTGTCTGTCCGCAACACTGAAGGCTTGTGTACTTTCCTTGACACTACTTCGCTGCAAGGTTATGTTGCCGACAACAGCCACGACGGCTGCCGAGGTACACATGCACACGACCCCTACCCGCCACCAGTGCCGCGATTGCCTGACCGTTACCGCCCGCCCCGAACGCTGCACCACCTGCGCAGCGTCGCACCGCCGCGCCGAGGTGTTCGTTGCCGTCGTCGAGTACGCCCTGATCGTCGGCTTCTTCGGTCTCGCCCTGCTCATCGCCGCGGCCCTGTCATGAGCCGCCAGCTCCGACACAGTTGGCAGTTGCTCGGCGACGCAGTCTACCCGTGGTCGCGGTACCGTTGCCGCATCTGCGGCGCGAACGTCGAAGCACGTTACGGGCCACCGTCGACGCTCTACCCGATGCGGTGGGAAGGCAGGACGATCGACAGGTTCGAGCCGCGCCCCGATTGCGTCGGGCCGAACCGACAGGTGCCGTCGTTCCAACCGCGGGTGCTGACGTTTCTCGGCAAGTGACCGTCGACCTGCAAGGGTCGTCCCGTTTTCCGCAAGCTTGCCGCATGGGTTCGCAGAAGTCTAAACGCTAGACGTGCAAGCTTCTGCAAGCTTTGCAAGCTTGTTTTGTACACGCACACATATACACCCCCTAAGAGGGTCTTACATACAGAGGGGAACGAGCAAAACAAGCTTGCAAACCTTGCAGACCCTTGCATAACTTTCTCCTTGACACACTCCGGCACCCCGTCTAGACTGCCTCGGCGGCACCGCTGCTAGCACCAGCAACCGCGCGAGAACACAGGAGACCCCGTGGACCTTCGACCGTCGACACCTGTTCGGTACCGTGCTCGACCCGCGTATCTGTCTCCGCGCGGACTCGGGGTGCTTCACGGTACCGGGCAGGTGTCGGCAGCCGAGGTGCAACTGTGAAGCTTTCCGACCTGCCAGGACTTGACGACCTCGGGAACGCCGCCCGCCTTGCAGCCTTGCACGGCGACACCCTGCGTTACCTGCAAGACCGCGGCGAGTGGCGAGTGTGGCAACCGCCGAAGTGGCGTTCGCACCAGCCCGCGCTTGTCTATCGCAAAGCCGCCGACGTCGTGCGGCACATGCGCGACGAACTGCCCGACCTGTCCGACGACGCCGAGACCGACGCCAAAGGCACGCAGCACAAGAGCGCCCGCGCAGCTTACGCCGCGCACATCCACCGCACGTCGAGCCGTCGGGCGCAGGAAGATATGGTGCGGCTGTGCGCGCACATGGAAGGCATTGCGTGCGTGGCTGCGGACTTCGACACCCGCGTCTTCGAGCTCAACACGCCTGCGGGAGTGTGGAGCCTCGCCGACGACGGCGGCGAAGGCCCCAACAAGCCCGAGTTGCTGCACTCAAAGTCGACGCGCGTCGCCCCGAACCCGTTCCAGCCGACGCCGACCTGGGACGCGTTCCTGCGCTTCGTGACCTGCAACGACGCCGAGCTCGCCGCGTGGTTGCAGCGGGCGGTGGGCATGAGCCTGATCGGTCGGCAACAGGAACACGTGTTCTTGTTTTGCAGCGGCGACGGCGGCAACGGCAAGGGCACGTTCTTGAACACCCTTGTCGACCTCCTCGGCGATTACGGCCAGACCCTGCCGCCCAACATGCTTGTCGAGCGCAAGAGCGATGCGCACCTCACCGAGCTGGCCGACCTTGAAGGTTGCCGTATGGTCATCGGTACCGAAGTGCCGCGGGGGTCGGCGTGGGATGAGGTCAAGATCAAGATGCTCACGGGCGGCGACCGCATCCGCGCGCGCAAGATGCGGCAAGACCTGTACGAGTTTGCCGCGACGCACACGTTCTGGATTTCAGGCAACGACCGCCCGCGGCTGCGCGGCACCGACAACGGGATTTGGCGCCGCATGCGCGTGATCCCGTTCAATGCCCGCCTCACAGAAGCCGAGATGGACATCGAGCTCGACCGCAAGCTTGCCGACGAGGCCCCTGGCATTTTGGCGTGGGCGCTGGAAGGGTGCCGCCTGTTCCGGCAGCACAAGTTGGGGTGGTGCGAGGCCGTGCGCTCCGCAACCGAGGGGTATCGCAAGGAGGAGGACATCCTCGGCGGCTTCATCGAAGAGGAGTGCATCCTCGGCGACGGCGTGATGGTGACGAAAGAAGCTTTCCGAGGTGCCCTGCGCATGTGGCTCGAAGCGCGCGAATACCGCCCGATTTCGGACCGTGCGCTAAAGCCCGATATGTTGCGCAAGGGTTTCTCGGAACACCGCGACGGAACCGCAGGCGTGTGGCATTGGTGCGGTGTAAAGCTGCGCACGCGGTGGGACGTCGTCGTCGACGATGCCAAGGTGCGGCGATGAAGGTGCAGGACGCAAGGTCTTGGGTGTCGCTTGTTGCCGGCGATCCCGACGCGTCCATGACATGGCAACTGTTCGACGACACCGCCGAGCGGGACCCGCGCAAAGCCCGCATCCTGCACGGGACGTTGGCCGAAGTCGGCGGCGAGCTCCTGCGCGCCAACCTCGACGGCTCGGGAGTGTTCGCCGCGGTCAACGCCTGCGACGGAAACGGCCGCAAATCCGCGAACGTGCAAGCCGTGCGCGCTTTGTTCGTGGATTTTGATCACGCGGTCGAGCCGACGTGGCACGTCCCGCCAAGCTTCACGGTCGCATCGGGCAGCGGTCCCCACGGGTACTGGCTTGTTGACGACTGCCCGCTTGACGGTTTCGCCCGCGCGCAGAAGAGGCTAGCCGCGCACTACGGCTCCGACCCTGTGGTCCACGACCTCGCGCGGGTCATGCGGGTTGCGGGGTTCTGGCACTGCAAGCGCGAGCCTCGGCGGCAGGTGACAATCCACGCGGGCACGTGCGGCACCTACAAGCTTGCCGACATCCTGCGCGACGTGCACGAGCTGCCCGTGGCCGATGCGCCGCCGCGACAACGGCTGGCGACGCAAGAGGCAACGGTGTCGTGGTGGCGGAACGTCGATGCGCTGCGGGCGTTTCGCGAGTCGGGCTTGTACGGTCGCGAGATTGCCTACGGAAAGCACGCAATTCTCTGTCCGTGGATACATGAGCACACGCAGAAGGATTTCGAGGCCCGCAGCGCAGACACCGTGCTGTGGGAGACCTCGACCGACGGCGCCGCCGTGTTCCACTGCAGCCACGCCCACTGCGCAGGCCGGTACCTGGTGCACGCGCTCGCGGAAATCGGCGCGATGCTGTTGTAACGCTTGACACCGTCCAGCGATCAGCTAGACTTGACACAGACGCGGAAAGCACCGCGAACAAAGGAGACACAATGCCAATCGACACTTACCACGAACTTCCGGGCTTGAACTGGTCGCGCCTCAAATACGTGCTGGAAAGCCCGCGCGCGTACCGTCACGCCGTCGACAACCCGCCGTCCGAGACGCCTGCGATGGCCTTCGGTACCGCCGTGCACATGGCGGTTCTCGAGCCCGAGCGCGCCGCCGTCGAGCTCATCACCGCCCCGCCGGAATATCTCACGGCAACGGGCCTTCTTTCGACCGCAAAGGCCGCCAAGGACTGGATCGGCACTTTGCCCGCGGATGCAATCGTGCTGACGCCTGCGCAGCGCATCGCGATCGACACTGTGTGCAAGCACCTCGCCGAACACGCAGGCGCCAAGGAGTGGTTGGCGTCAGCCCACCACCGCGAACACGTGCTCAGATGGAAGGAAAACTTGTCGGTGTTGAAAACAAAGTCCGTGGTTGGAATTTCAGGCGATCCAGATACGGTCAACACAGTGGATTGCAAGGCCTGCGTCGATGCGTGGGGCAACGGCCTCTTGCTGGACGTCAAGACGTGGGCGCCTCGAGGTCGGTTCACCCCGCAGGCCTTCATGCGCGAAGCACTGTCGCGCAAGTACCTCGGGCAACTGGGGTGGTACTTCCGCGGACTTGAGGCAGCGGGACAGCCTGTGCATCGCATGGGGTGGGTGGTCATCCAGTCGACGGCGCCGCATGATGTGATGGTGTTGGAGCTGGACGTTGACGCGTTCGACTACGCGCTCGAAGAGGCGCAAGAAGCGATCGACCTGTTCCACCTGTGGAGCTCCGAAGGCATGCCCGCGCACGGCGCATATCCCGAGGCTGTGTTGTGCAACCTGCCTGCTTACCTGCAGCGCGACGACCCCGCGGACAACGGCGCGGATCTGGAGGGTTTCTGAGATGGAAGCGCGCATTGTGGAAAGTTTCGACGCCCTGTTCCCTGGTCGGTTTTTGAAGGCCGCGGACCTCGGCAACGCCAAAGCCACGGCCCAGATCGAAAGCGTCGTCATCGAGCAGCTGGAAGGGGACAAGGGTGTCGAAGACAAGGTCTTGGTATCGTTCGTCAACAAGCAAAAGCGGCTTGTGCTGGCCAAAATCAACGGCATTTCACTGCGGGCGATGTTCGGCAGCGACGTGCGGCAGTGGATCGGCAAGCGCGTCACATTGTACGCCACGGCCGACGTCATGCCGCTGCGCCGCGGCGAGGCCTGCATCCGTGTCTACGGGTCGCCAGACATTGACAGGCCGCTGCCAGTCGAGTGGAAGCCCGCGAAGCGCAACAAGCTGCGGTGGGTGCTGCAGCCGACGGGCACGGCAACAGCTGCGCAACCCGACACCGCAACCGACGACGACCTCGAGCCGTTCGTCACCGAGGAGGCCTGAGATGCTTACGGAACTGCAATACGTTTGCTGCGCCGTGTCGGTCACATGGGACAATGAATGTTGGACAGTTTTGGCAGAAATGCCAAACGGTCAAGCGACAGAAACGCAATCGCACGACGTAAAAGAAGCAATCGCCGAGGCTTTGGACAACGTCAAAGGGCTGCAAAAGCATGGTCCTTTGTTGTCGTCGTTTTCCTGCGGTTCGTGGGTGGGGTGATAGATGGTGGCAAAACTGACAGCAGAACAGATCCGCGAAACAGCGCGGGCCGTGTCAGAACTGAACGCGGATCCGCATCGGCCCAAAAGCAAACAAGATTGCGTCGCAATGGTGGCGCAGAAGATCGGTTTGTCGTCGGCCTGTGTGCTGCAACGATGCAAGTTTCTGGGGTTGACTGTCGTCCCAGGACCAAACCCGAACCGCAAGAGGTGGTGAGATGCAAACGCAAGAACCAATGCAAGGTGTGTCCGCACGCATCACAGGCCGCGTGTACGAAGTCGCGGCACCGACAGGCAACGGCCCTGTAGTCGTGACGGTGCGAGTGTCGCACGGCAAAGACAAGACCACGGGCAACTACCGTCCGAGCAGTTGGTACCGCATCAAGTGCTTTGCGGCCAAACAGCCCGAGCTCGCCAAGCTCAACCCGCAGAAAGATGACCTGATCACCTTTGAGACCTACGGCGGCACCGACGAGTGGACCGACAAAGAAGGCAAGAAGCGCAGCGATAAAGTGTGGTTTTATGTCGCAGCGACGAAGCACAGCAGCGGCGAAGCGTACCGCGACGACCGCGAAGCAAAGCCGCCGTCCGCGAAAGACTACGCTGCAAAGCGCGCCGAGTTCGCCCGCCCTGCCGACCCCGACGAGGTGCCGTGGTGATTGCGCTCGCACAAGGCCTGCGAGTGGCAGGTATCGACCCAGGCAAAACCGTCGGGCTGTGCGTGTACGACAGCGCGGCCGGCAAGGTAACCGATGCGGCTCAATACCGCAGCGTTGCCGAGACGGTCGAGCATTGCCGCAGGCTGCTGCAGTCGGGCATGTGCGACGCGTTCGCGATCGAACGCCCGCGCATTTACAGCCACGGCGGCAACGAGCTCGCCGACACCATCGAGCAGTTCGGCGCCTTGTGGCACGCAATCGGCGGTCGTGCGCCCTTGCCCGCGGAAACGCAGCAGCTTCAAGGCGGCGTGTACCGCGTCGACGTGCAGGGGTGGGACTTTGTGCGGCCCTTGTACGCCATCGAACGTCGGGCCGTGACGCGCGAACTGTCGCGGGAGATGGGCGAGGACGTGCGCGGCGATGCGGGCGTGTGGGCGGTGCTTGTCGAGCTCCACGGCGGACGCGGTGTCGCCGACCGTCGGGCGGTGAAAGGCTCGGAACCTGGCGTGTTGGGGCTGTTGCACGGCCTGCCGCACGCTCGCGCGGCTTTGGCGGTTGCTTGGGCGGCTGCGCAAATCGAAACAGGACAGACGGACGCCTAGCCGTCCGAGGAGACAAAGACGATGGAAGCTGTGACTCTGCAATATGTGTCTGCGCATTTCGTGAGCCTGTCGATCACGGCTTTGGCGCACGGCGATGCGTGGACCGCCGAAGGCGTGACCGCGCGCGGCGAGCGCATCTTTCGGTACCGGTTGACGCTGCCCGAGCTGCTCGCGGATTTGGATGCGTGGGCAAGCCACAAAGACGCCGAGCGTGTCGCGGCAGTCGTGCGCGCAACGGAGGCCTGAGATGTTTTGGGCGGGCTTGGCGGTTTGGCTTTACAGCATCGAGGCGACAGAAGGCTTGGCAATCGTTTGCGCGGGCAGCTCCGAGTGTCTGCGGCTCGGTGTGTGGTGCGTGGTCGAGGCCGTGGCAAACGGGAAGTGCGAGGTGGTGCCGTGGTGAAAGATCCAAAACCGTGCAGCCGCGAAAATTGCGAAAAACAAGCAAAGACTCGCGGTCTGTGCGCGGCGCACTATGCCCACGCCCGATACCACCGCACGGTGGAACAACACCCCAAGCACGTCAAGCCGTCTTGCATCGTGTGTGGCGAACCGAACACGATCGCCCGTCAAATGTGCTGGAAACACTACAAAGCTTGGACCCGCCGCGAAGGCAACGGCAAGCCCAAGCCCGTGCAGCCGTGCACAGCAGGCGCCAAACACGTCTACACCCCCGCGGGCAAATGCCTGCGGTGCGGTTGGTGCAAGCCGACGGCGTCGAGCGCGCCGATCGCCCCGTAGCAATCTCAGCCAGATCGCTGTTTTAGGCGGCAATCAACTGCGGGGATGTGTCCCGCCTGCGGTGTCGGCAAGGTGTCGGCATCGCACGGCGGGGACGGAGGAAACGATGAACGTGGAATTAGCAAAGCGGGCCGTGGCCTGCAAGCGATGGCGGTGGATGCCGGGGATGCGATCTATGTGTCCACACGGGTATGCTTATAGATGGACTGGCAAGTTTCATCAGCACGAACAAAACGGGCCGCATGATGCATGTGTTCCGCGAGATGATATGTTGCCCGACATCGACGACCCCGCAACGCTGGGCTGCATGCTGGCGTTGGTGCGGGAGGCATACGGCTTTCGTCTGTGGCTTGCGTCCAGTCGCGACGGAGACATGTGGTATGTCGACGCTGCGAGCGGAGCATTGGCACATGGAAAGACCGAAGCTGAAGCGCTCGTCGCCGCACTGGAGGCAGCGCCGTAATCAACCGACCCTGCACGATAACATCGGCAACGATACCGTGCAGACACAATCGACGCCCACGGTGGGCGCGACAGCCTGACGGGCGCAAACGAGCTTTCCAAGCGGCTCCGCGACGTCAGGCACAGACGAGGACACATGCCAGGTATAGAGGCCATTATTTCTGCCGTGATCTGGGTCGAGTCGCGCGGCGTGCCGACTGCCACCAGCGGCTGCTTTCGCGGTCTGATGCAGGTCTGCACGCGGTGGGCGCACTGCACGCCCGACGAGCTGTATGACCCTGCGACAAACCGCCGCGAGGGCGAGCGGCTGCTGCGGTACTGGTACCGCCAAGGCGGCAACGACTGGGCCAGGGCACTGGCCGCGTACAACTGCGGTTGGGGCGGTCTGCGCGGTACCTGTGGCAAACACTACGCGGCGAGGGTGCTGCGTCTGGCGAGGTCGCTGTGAGGCTGGTCGTTCTGCTCTGCCTATTGCTGTCGGCCTGCGTCGCCGACCCTGTGACCCCGAGCGCGGACGCGGGTGCAGGCGAGGTATCGGATCCGTATGGGGATGGGGAGGTGCCGTGAGCTCGACAAATAGAGGAACGCAAAGGGCTGGATTGGACTTTTATCCGACGCCTGATTGGTGCGCAAATGTTGCGATCAAGACATTTGGGGCAGGCTTTACGCTGGACCCATGCGCGGGCAACGGACAGTTGTTGCGTGCAATCGAACGGGCCGGCGGCTGCGCTCGCGGCATCGAAATACAACCCGATCTTGCTGCGCAATGTCCTGGCATGTGTCATATCGGCGACGGTCTTGCGTTTTCATGGAGAGGCGAAAGCATCATCTGCAATCCACCGTTTGCCAACGCGTTGGAATGGATGGAAAAAGCCTGTCGCGAAGCAGAAAACGCAGCCTTCCTCGTGCGTTTGGCGATGCTTGCCGGCAAGAAACGCAAGGAGTTTTGGGAACGCAATCCACCGTCGTCGATTTGCATCCTGTCGCAACGTCCATCATTTACCGCGAACGGCACCGACAGCGCGGACTATATGTGGGTCACGTGGAGCTACAAACGCAAAGGCCAGCCGACACAGGTTGCTTGGCTTGGAGGCAAAGAATGTTGAGACCTTACGATCTGACGAGATGGCGCGGCATGGCGTCACGATCCTACCGCCACGAACTGGCAATGCCCGTGCGGCAACTATGCGACGAGGTGGAGCTGTTGAAGCGCCAACTAGCCGCGCTCGTCGAGGAGCTGCACCGTACCCGCCGCCACGCGCTCGGTCTCGATCTCCCGCATGATACCAACCGCAGAAGCGGCGATGGCGCGGACAAGCAGTCGGGCGACATCGGGAGCGACGCCGAGGTCGACAGCGTACGGCAGCACAACCAGCGATAAGCGATCGACGATGGACTCGTTGTCAGCCATCGCCCGTACCGCGCCGCCAGCCTCGCGCTTTGCCAAATGTGCCAGGCTCACGCGGCGGCCTCTTCGGCGGGGACGGCTTCCTCTTCACCGTCCTCCATGAGCATGGCAACGGCCTCGAGCAGCGCCTCGGCAGCCTTCAAGCCCGCGTCACCCTCGGCGGCGGCGGCAGCCTCAAGCGCTGCGACGACGGCGTCGGCAACGTCGGCGGGAATGGCGCCCTCTTCGGCAAGGACGGCGACGGCTTCAACAGCGGCGGCGATTTGGGCGATCATTTCCTCGGACATAGCAACCCCCTAGTATTCGACCTTTTCGGCTTCGATGTCGACGAGCACCCGCCCGTCACATCCGACCGTGACACGACCCGCAGGCTTCGGTGCCGTCGGGTGCGAAGAGATAAGAATAGGCACGCGCTTGCATTGCGTCGGCCCGCATCCGATACATAGCGCCGCGACGGCACACAACACCGCGCGCATCACTGCACCTCGGCGGCGGTGGCGTCGGCAGGCTCGGCAGCAACGGTTGCGTCGGACGGTACCGCGCAAGGCGAGACGTCGGCGGGCAACGCTGCGGGTGCATCCGCGACGGTCTGGGGCACGGCTTCGGGTGCAGGTGCGTGGCCGCCCGACGTTGCGGCGACCGCGACCGCGACACCGACGACGGCAGCGGACACGGCCTGCTGCCACGTCGCGCCGTTCTGCAGACGGTTGGTAGCGTGACGGACGTTCAGCGCAAGCGCGTCGAGCAACGCCCACAGCCGCGGGGACTTTGCCTTTACCTCGGCGGGAACGGCTGCGCAGACGGCAGCGTTGACGGCAACAACAAGCAGGACAACAGCCTCGACGGTCATTTCACCCCCCCACGTATTCGGCAAATAGGATCGGCTTGCCGTTGCCGACTGCGCCCACAGCGAACCACGCGGGCCGTTTGCGTCTTGCGATACCCTTGCCGCTGCTGCTGGACTCGATCGTCATGCAGGCGGCGACGTCCTCGACCACCCACACGTGGCCCGCGGTGCGCTTGCCGTTGCGGGTGCGTCCTGGGTAGACACCGATGCAGCCAGGCACAGGTACCGGGATTTGCCGCCATCGCTTGTTTGCGGTCTGGGCGTCGGTATAGATCGCGTCGGTGTTGTACCACCTGGCGCCGTCAAACTTGCGCCCGCCGTGGCAGCGCGCGACAAACGCCGAGCAATCGCAGCCCACAGGGAAGCCGTCGAGGTCCGCGCCCATGCGATACACACACCGCGGCGCCGCGTCGGGAGTCTGTGGCCCCCACTCTTTGAGCAGCTCGAGCGCGCGTGGCAAAAGCGACTTCACAGCTTGGCCTCGATGCGGGCCAGTGCAACCGCGTGCGCCTGCGTGGCATGCTCGACGGTACCGATGCGGCCCTCCAGCTTGTCGACGTCGGCGCGCATCGCGGCAACGCGGCTGTCGTGTTCGGCGGTCCACCGCGTGAGCTTGACGAGGTTTGACCCGATCCACACCGCAAAGCCCGCGACAAACGCGACAAGGCTTGCGATGATCGGCCACAGCTTGATCACCGCCTCAAGCATCGTCGCCCCCGTTGACCGCCGTTTGGGTTTCGCGATGCAGGCCCCACGCGGCGAGCTTGTCCTCGACCTCTTCGGGCTCGCATACGGTGTAATGCAGGCAAGCGCCCGGCTTGTGCGCGCCCCACGCTGCGCCGATGTATCCCGCGGCCATGCCGTCGGCAAAGAACACGGGCACGTCGGCAACGTCGCACGGTGCCGCATAAGTGCGCTTTTCCAGGCGGTGAAACAGGGTTAACTTCATGCAACACCCGCGCGTTGGAGCAGCAGTTGCGAAATCGATGCAATCTCGGCTGCCGTGCGTGCGCCCGAAAGCACGACCACCGACGCCAGCCAACCCGTCATGCCAAACGAGGCGCCGCCATTACGGCCACCGATAGACAAAAGTTGAGAACCGAACGTGTTGGTGTTATCGGCAGACGCCCAAACCGTCAAGGTTTGCAGTGCGCCATCTTGCGCAATCGCGATTTCGGAACCTGCCAAAGCCGCTTTGTTGAACACCGCAGCGTTGCAGGTCCATTTATCTTGTGCAGACGTGTAGTCTGCACCGGAGAAATTGACATTGCCTTTGAGTGCAGCGCCTGCTTGTGCGGCTCGCCCGTACACCACAAGGCCTTCGGTAGATGCATTGAAATCCGCTGTGCGCTCGAAGATGTTTTTGTTGGTCGCGTCTGTCAGCCACCGCACGGTAAACACGGTGACGGCTTGCACGGGCCACGACGTCGCAGCAGTGACCATGCCGTCGTTTACGCCGTCGAACTGCATCGACGCCACGTTGTTTTTGACGGCTCTTGCGGGTTGCTTGCTGGCCAGTGCCTGCGTGGCGTCCGCGATGCCCGCACTGTCGGACCACGTGGCAGCCGTCGAACCGAACGCAACCGGCGATGTCGCAGCGTCATACCACGCGAGCAGCAAGGGACCGAAACGACCGCGCAAATCCGCGGCCGCAACACTACCGCGCTCTTGCCGCGGGGCAAAGCGGTTTGCCGTGCGTGCTGTGCGTGCGGAAATCAACACGGCGACACCTCCTGCGCGGCGGCGGCCTAGTAGGTGACGCCCGTCACAAAGACGTTTGCAGTTGCGCCGGCGCCGACGAGGTTTGTCACGCGGACGGCAATGCGGGGTTGGCCGCGGATCTCGAGCTGGAGCAGGCCGCCACCGTTCGCAGCCGTGACGGTCGTCGTCGGAACGTCCGTGTAAAGCACCCAACCTTGGCCGTTGTGCAGGTAGACTTGCACATCCACCGAGGTGCCGACCGTGACAGCGACGTTGACGTTGACGAAGCGATGGCCCTTGGTGTAGTAGCCGTCCGTTGCCGTGGAGGGTGCAGCCTGGGCCGCTTGGATGTTGAGCGTTGCCCCGAGTTGGTCTAGTGCGCGGCCGATCGACATAGCGGAACCCTCCTGTGCTTCGGGCAGGATAGCGGATCTGCCCCTTGCCGTCTATACCTTAGAGCGTTTCAGGGTCGGTGATGGTGCGGCAGACGCGCATGGAGATGCCCGTCGAGTTTGTAACCGACAACGCCTCGGTGTAAGGCGTGTCCTGCGTGGTGAGCTCTATTGCGGTGTGGCCCGAGGTGAACCCGACAATGTCGAACTGTTCCTCGGTGGTTGTGTTGAAAATGTCCGAGGTGGGGTCTGGCCCGTTGAACGACGACTGCGGCCACGCCGTCGCAGAGGGAAACGACTCCCAAGGCGGTGTGCACGTCTGCCCGACCATACTTGCGGCTGTGATGGTGTGTGTCGGCGTTGCGGTGCCGTTTGTCGATTGGTCGACGGTTTCCGTCAGCGCAAAGTGTGCGGCCTCGGCGCCGACGTTGACGCGCGCCGCCCAATGCCGAGTCGTGAGATTTGCGGTTGCGCCGTCGTACAGGTGCGCGGTGCCGACATACGGGGCAAGCGCCACGTCCTCGACTCGTTTTGCGGCAGCGCCGAGCAGCGCAGAAGCCGCGAGAGGTGCGGGGTCCGTCCATGCTACGACAGGGCTGGAGTTGACGGGCGGACTCCACCACGCCACGACCGCAAAGATATAGGTGCTGTTGCCCGTTGTGTTAGAAGTCCACAGCATCAGATCCGCATGCGCAGCGGCCCCAGGTGTGTGAATCTTCGCGGGCAGCGTCGCGCTTGCAAGCAGACCATTCGCGACAAGGGACCGCGATGCGCCGTTCATGTTGGTAATCTTGAGCCGTCCTGTGTTTGCGCCAGCCGACACCGCAGCGATTGCGCGAACTTCAAGATTGGTTGTTGCGGCTGCGTTCGGGAGCCAGCTCCGAGAGTGCGGCAATACGTAGCCGTTGGCGCCTCCGATGGTGTCAGAACAGATAAAGTGCGGCGTGGCCGTGTATTCCTGGACGAACGCAAAGGCACATTGCCTGCGGTCGTTGGACACAGCAGCGGCCGATACCGCGCAACGGTTCAGCCATTCCTCATGTACCGCGGCCCTGTTCGCAGATTGCAACAGGGTATCGTCGAACGGCACAAAGCCCGATTGCTTGATGCCTGCCGTCACGGCCGTTTGCGCTGGGTACATGAGGAGGTGGTGGTCGGTGCGGTTGCCGACGGCGGGCGCCGTGTAACCGACGCGGATTGCCGTGACCGTCCGACCGATGTTGACTGCAGGCGCGATGTAGGTGGTCAAAGCCCCTGCACCCGCCGACACAACAACAGCAGCGGCGACATTGACCCATACCGTCGCGCCGCCCGCATATGCAATCGCGGTATCGACCGAGACGGTTATGTTCTGTGCCGCTGCTGAGCAGACAAACCGATGTTCGAACACGTAGTCAAGCCCGTCCTGCGATGGTAAAATCGGAATGTGATAGACCGAGTTGCGCGTGATTTGTGCCGCGCTGCAATAGCAGACGGAAAGCAGCGGCGGCGAGTGGTACCGATAGAGGTAGTTTGTGTTCTCCAACGCGAGCTGCACGGGCTGCTTGGCGATCGGTGCGAGCAGAAGCTTCGACTGCTTGACGACATCAAAGCCCGTCGGTGTCGTAAATGCCACGGCTCACCCCCAATTCCCGCCGTCCGAAACGTGCGCAAACGACTCTTGAAAGTCCACGACCAACCCCGCATCCAGCAATGGAAGCGTAAGATAGGACAAGTCGACCTGCACGACGTGCCCGCCGCTGTGATTGTCGACCGTCAACACGCACAGACCGCCCGACAAGGCCTCCGCGGTTACGCGGTGGGTCTGGTTGACGGACTCGATCTGCCCAGGCTTGTAGTGCTGGATGTAGTAGTTGCCGCCTGTGGCTTTGCGGCATGCGGAAAAGTGCGGAAAGTATTGCGGCGGTACCGAAATCGACGTGGCGTTCGCTGGTGTCGTAACCGCCTTGACCTGTGCCGACGGCGACAACGCGCGAAACTGCGTCTGCCCGTCGAAAATCACAGCCAACCGCACCCGCAAATTGACCAAATCCAACGTGCGACCGACGACGCGCGCGTGGCCGTCGTATCCGACTGCGCCTGGGTTGCTCGACCACGTCCAAAGCGACGGATGCGTCAGGCCGCTGAGCTTGACCACATCGCCGACTTCAGCGTCAATCCACGGCGGTACGATAAGGATCGCCGCCTGTGCGGTTTGGTCGTATGCAAACCACCCTGCGGCAACGTACTTTGCCGCCGAAACGTACTTTTGGCGGTCGGTCGTTTGGATGACGAACTCGGCTTCGCGCAATCCCTCGGCCTCGATGCTTGCTTGGTCGGCGGCAATGACAAGGTCTTCGGTGTCGGCGTTTCCGTACGGCAGACGGACAACGATCGAGTTAGGCGCCATCAACCGCTGCACTGCTTCGATCGGGTCGCCGCCGTGGGCGAGAAGATCCGCGTCGGTGATTGTCACCTTTTGCAATGCGGACGGACTGTCGGTCGAGACCACCGTCAGCTTGATCTGTTCATCTGTTGCAAACGGCTCGTCTGGGTCGAACCGAGACACAACCGCCAGGCGATTGAAGCCAAGGATCCCGCCGTAAATCTCGAAAAAGGACTTGCCCGAAGGCTCGGCCCGCCCCGTTTCGTTTGCGTCTGCAAGCGCGGCGTGCTCGAAGGACGACAACTTGATCAAGTCTTGGTCTATGCCGTACCCAGACCCGCGGGGTAGATTGTCCTCGGCACCTCGCAGCGTCGTGCCTGAGCTTTCCAGCGTCTCGAGCATCAACTTCTCGTACGTGTTCGATGACACAACCGACAGCTCTGCGGTGCCGCCAATCATCTTCTTTGTGTTGTACGGGTTGGACGGCAATACAAGGTTTACCCGCCCGTTGACGAGCTGGGCTCCCGTGTATGGGTAGACTTTTTCGTCAATCGTCAGCACACCCTCGGACGGAACAGTCGTCAACTTCGGATCATCGACAAGGATCGTCAAGGACATCGCAGTCGCGCCGTCGAACTGCTTGCTGTGCACAGGATGCCACGGGGCGTCGTACACCATCCAATCGGTAGCGCCAAAATTGGAATCAAGGTGCAACCCTCCGGCCGATTCCGAACGGAACTTGAGCCCGGCAAAATCGATCAAAATCCTGTAGTAGTTGACGTTGTTGTCTTTGGGCAATAACAGACTGAAATAGTGGAATGTGTACCCACCGTCAGGGCCAGACATGCCCAACGACTGGAACTTGCATTCAGAAACCCGAGTGTTTGCACCCGATGCAATCAGCGCAGCGTTGAACTTCGACACCAACAACTCGCGCGCGGCAACACATGTGATCAGGTCGCCGTCGTTGTAGGATGTCCCGTCGTACAGGTTGAAGGTAAACCCGATCGACCACAACAACACGCCGTTAGTGTTCCATGCGTTGCCCGAAACCGTGCAGTTGTGCCCCGTGTCGACAAGCGCAAACCCGCCGCGGGCCTCGACGGTGCCGGTTACCTTGTCCGACAACGACCGATCCAGCACCCGATCAAACGCCTCGGCCTCGAACGCAAAGCCGTTTTGCGTGCGCGCAGGCCCGCCCGTGATGCGGCCGCGCCACACCTCGCGCGCATCGTCCAACAGGTTGTTGCCTGGTACGTAACCGTTGGGGGAGACGGGTACCGCGTACAGCGTCACAGCACGGCCGCGCCAATACCGCGGACGGTCGGTGACAATCTGCCCCGACGTGCCGACGGCATGCGCATACGCTTGGCCGTTGACGCCTCTTGCGGCCAAGTTGAGGACGCCTGCGCCTGTGCTGGAGATTGTCACATGCTCCAGCCCGAGCCACGCGTCCGACGTGAACCCCGACGAGCTGTCAACGGACAGACTTGTCGCCGTTGCCGATGCGTTTGCCGTCAGCACCGTTTGCGCCGACGGCTTACGCAGCCAATCCCGCGTCGTGGCGGTGTCGAGAAACTCAAACGCAAACGGCGGTGTGGCAGGCTTGCCCGTGAGCCTGTCGATCTGCTCAATGCCGACAGGCCCAGAACGGTCAACCGACAAAGCCGCAACCTCGACGGCGTACCCTGTCGGCAACGACTTGCCCGTCGCAACCTCCGACCACACTACGGGGATGCCTTCGACCAGCAGAAAGTAGCCTGGCGAGAAGCCGTAGCGCGTTGCGTCCCACACACTCATCGCGGCACCCCCACCAACAGCTCCGAACTATACCACCCCTCGGACTGCTGGGCGACCGGTGTTGAGCCGATGACAAAGCCGTCGACGTAGCCTGCGGGATTTGTCGCGCTGTACGCGTTGAGCGCCGCGCCGCTGTTGGCTTGATACACGCGGATGCGTCCTGACTGCACCCACCCTTGGCCGTAAATCAACGAGTTGATTTGATCCAAATGCACCGTGATCCTGTGGATTTGGTGATTGCCCCACACTACGGCCGCGGTCCTGCCGTGACGGTACCGCGCGAGCTCGATTTGCGCCCAATCCTCTGCGGGCTCCACCGTCGCACCGATCAGCTCGCAACGTCCTGTAGGCGGCTCTGCACCAGTCCACGACGTGCCCGTGCCACCGTAAGACGTGAAGCCGACGAACAGCGAGGTTTGCGCGGACAGCGCGGGATCCCAAGCATACAGACCGAGCGCCGTTTCCAGCGTTACGCGCCGTGTCGAAGGGTTGTAGTAGAAGTTCCACGGCGCCCCCGCAGGTTCGGCCGTGTTCATGGCCGACTGCCACGACGCCAACAAATCCGTAAACCGCTGTGGCGTCGACGGTCGGACATAGGTGCCCGTCAGCGTCGCAAACGTTTGCACGGTGTCGATCGGGCACGTAGCACCGCTGCCGCCCTCGGAATACGCGTAGGCCTCGATGTATGCGCCTGCCATGCCTACGGCCTCCTGCGGCTCGCCTCGAGGCTAAACCGGTATGTCGTGTCCTCGCGCGTCCTGCGCACTTCACCGAGCGACACGTCGGCCCACGACCCCGACCACGTGATATACACCCACGCCACGCGCGGCGATGTTGCAGCGGCAAGCACCGACGACAACCGCGCAGCGTCGATTGCTTTGCCGATGCCTTCAATCTCAAACCCAAGATTGGCGAGACCGATCGACCCAGGCCTCACCGAGCCGTTCCCCGATGCGTCGCCCTCTGCGAGATTGCCGAGATCGTAGCGGACGGACAAGGGCGGCTCAGGTGCCCATGTGCCCAAGGCCGCCGTCGTGCCTGTCGCCGTGTTGACGTATGCGCCCGCGACAAACCCAAGCGCCGCAGATGCGCCGCCGTTCAGCACAAAGCCCGTGTTGTATCGCAGCACGAGCAAAGCGCCCGCCGTCGAGTCTTGCCGTTGCCACGTCCACGACCAGCCCGACCCCCACGGCCGCGAGCTCGTATCGTTCAGCCACTGCACAAGCGCCGCGACAGACTCAAACGCCGATGTGGCCGTGTTGGTGTAGGTGTCGACGCCTGCGCCGACTGTGACCGTCAGCGACCACGACCACCCCGAGCCTGTGCGCAGCGACAGCATCAGACCCCCATTGCCATGCGCGGCGACCACCCGCCCGCGCTTGCCGCCTTCTGTGCTTTTGCAACGCTCTTGCCGATTTCGTACGGGGTTCCGAGCGGGGCGTTGAAATTGATAACGGTAGTGGCGCCCGCGATCGCAGCGCCGCCACCACCGCCGCCGCCGCCCATGCTCGGCGATGCAGCAAAGCCGCCGGCAGATCCTGCAGACGGTGCCGACGAGCCGCCGCCGACAAGACCACCAGCTGCCGCTGCATAAAGAGCCGCAGCACTTGTCGCCGCGATGCCTTGCGGGATCTGACCGGTCGCAAAATAGACCGCCGCTTGTGCCGCGGATGTCAACGCAAGGATTGCCGCTTTCTCTTTCTCGCCTTCGACCACGGCAGACGCAACGGCGCCGACAGATCCGACAATCGCTTCGGCTCCGACGCCTTCGCCTTTCCACTGTGCCGCAAGCTTTTGGCTTTGGCTCAATACTTCGCCAATCGCCCGACCGATGCCGTTCTCGCCCGACAATGCAGCGACTGCAGGTCCGACAAGCGCGTTCAGCGACTCCCACGTTGCGCGTTGACTGTCGGCGATCTCTTTGTTCTTCTGCTTGATTTTGTCCGCGTCCTCTCGTTCCTTTGCAGCAATCTTGGCTTTTGCTGCCGCGATTGCTTCTTTCTCTCGCAACTCTTCGTCCGCAAGCGCCTTCTGCACCGTCGCGACTTCGTTAGCCGTTTGGAGCTCCAGCGCCGCAAGCTTCTTGGCCCGCGCAACCTCGGTGAGCTCGGACGTCTGCGACAATACCTCGCGCTCGTTTGCGGCCTTGCGGCGGATCTCTGCGATCGCCAGCTCGGCGCGCTCGACACCCTTAGCCGCTGCAATCTTTGCAGCCGCAAGCTCTTGCTCGGCTTGTTCTTCGCCCTTTAGGAACTTCTCGACGGTCTCGAGCGTTTCTTTGCGGCGGTCCTCTTCGGCCTTCTTCTCTTCGTCGCGGCGCCTGCGGGTCTCTGCCGCGGCCTTGTCGGCGGCTGCCCGTTGCTTTGCAAGGCGAGCTTCGCGCAGGGCTTGGCCTGCCGCAGCGTCTGCCCGATCTTCGGACTCCAACGCGATGCGCTGCTTGATCAAATCCTGTCGGCGTTTCTCGGTGTCGAGCTCGCGTTGACCTGTGTTGACCCGCGCCGTGGCAAGGTCGGCAAGTTGGCTTTCGACCTTTGCCAAATCCTCGCCGCGCAATCTTGACCTGGCATTGAGCCGTTCGCGCTGGTCTTGAATGGCATTGATCTGCGCTTCCCGCTCCAAACGCTCGGTGCTGAACCGCACGGCGGCGGCTTCGGCGGCAGCCCGTCGGTCGGCGAGTTGCTTTGCCTGCTCCAGCTGCTGCGCGCCGATTTCCAGATTGCGGCGCAACTGTGTCTCTTCGCGCTTCAGCGTTTCGAGCTGTTCGTCTTCCTCGTCCTTGATTGCTTCTTGTTGCTTGATTTGGTTGTCTAGGATCTTCTGCGCCGCCTTCTGGTTCTCGGCGATTTGCTCGTCGACTGTCAGTTTCTTGCTGACAACACCCAAAATGTCCGCATTGACGCCAAGGATTTTGGCCGTTGCCTCTTGGCTTTCTTTGGCGTTCTCGAGTTCTTTGATGCGCGCGTCGATAATCGCCTCGCGCGCCTTTTTCGCTTCGCTGTAGAAGTACGCAGCCGCGGCGCCTGCAGCGGCGAGCGCGATACCGATGGGACCAAACGCGGGACCAAACCCTTTGATCGTGGCTTCGATACCGCCTGCCACGTCCAAAAGGCCTTTCATCTGGTCGCCGAGCAAATCGCCCGCAATGTCTTTGACGCCGCGCAAGCCCTGCTCGATGTCGCCTGATTTCTCGGCCACATTCTCGGCAGACACGGCGAGGCCGCGAAACGAGCCCTTGACGTCCTCGACGACTTTGGATGCGTTGTCTTGCCCGCGTAGGGAAATGACCTGTTCGATCCGACCCGCAGCCACGCTCACCCCCTGCCGTGTTCGCGCAACATCACGACACCGTGCACGGCCCAGGCTGCGTACCTGTCAGGCCAACCCGCGAGCGGTGCAACCTCGGACAGTCTAGCAAGGTTGCGCAGGCTTTGCACCTGCGGACTTTCCCACAAACACAGCGGGCAATGCGACCACGCCAACTCCGGGACGTCGGTATCGGGCATGCCGTGCGGTTTGCCCGTACAGCCCAACACGCTGCGAATGATGCCGGCGCGGCCCTGCAACCGCAGGAGTTTCGGCAATGCTGAGATGATGGTTTGAGGCTGGCCGCCGTGGCTTACTTGCCGTCCGTCGGCCCCTGCAAGTTTCCCGCTGTCGCAGCCCAGATCGCGCGGTAGAGTGGGAGCACATACAACACCGACGGGCAGCCGAGGAACGCGTCTTTGCCTGCGGGACAATCGACGAGACCGCGTGCGAGCGTCTGACGGATGTTTTCGGTGGTGTCGTCGACGGCGTAGATTGCCTGGCACTCGAAGTAGTCGAGGCTTTGGATCGTCCAATCGCCCTCAACGGACGGAACAAATTCGCCTTCGACAAAGGCAACGCGGAAGGGTTGGTGAGCAAGAATAGACTGCATGGGTGGTGCTCCATGTGTGGGGGCGTGGTGCTACTGTTCGCGGGGCGGGCGGCTGCACCACGAGCCGCCCGCCCCTACCTGTCGAGACTATCCAACGCCCATGCGGAAGATCGAGTCTAGCGGGCTGTCGGTGGTGGTCTCGGTGTGGATGGCGGTGTCGCCGGTGTAGTTGGTCGCCTCGACGTCGAGCTTGTATGCGAGGAACTCGCCGCGCTTCTCAGTCGCCACCGCGGTAAAGTAGGCGGCTGGGATCAGGAACGCCCACGCGCGGCCGACCTTGCTGCCGACGTAGCACCCGATAGAGGTGGTAACGCCGCGCTCCAAGAACGACTGCCACTGATGGCTACCCACGTTGCCCGCGTTGCCGGCGCTGTCATACACGGTGTCGGCGGTGTCGTGCAGCACCTGCACCGAGGCACGGATCCGCGGGTTGCGATAGGCAACTGCCGAGATACCTTGCGACGCAGCGTGGCACACGATGTCGACAACCTCGATCGCGTAGTCCAGCGTGCAAGACTCCATGCCGCACTTTTGCGACCCAGCCAGCGACGCGTAGCCGTTGACGCTGCCAACGATCTGCGGCACGCGGTCGAACGCGGCAGGGACAACCAAACCGCCCGCGGTCTTGTCCATCGCGAAATCGTAGAACTTTCCGTTGATCGTGACCGTCGGCACCTCGCCGCTGTTCCACGTGATTTGAAAGCCCTCAACCACGAAGTCCTGCATGATGTAGGCAAGCGTGGTGTCCTGACCCGTGAACTTGATTGTCATCGGGATCTGGCTATAAGCCGCGGCGGACAGCCAACCCGTGGCGGTTCCGTAGTTGTCGGCGGTGTTGCTGTTCACGGCGGACTTGGACGCCTCAAACAGCGTGACCACGTTGCCCGCGGCCGACTTCGCAAAGCCCAGCTGCAGGGTGGTCGAGGTCGGCGACTCGGCCGTCAGCACGAGGTCACCCGCATCGACGTCCGCAAACGCACCAGGCGCATCGTAGGTAATCGCGGTCGTCGTCGCCGACGCCACGCCCGAGGCTTGGTAGGTGCTGTTGTTCATGTGCGCGCCGTTCCAGAAGTTGGCGGCGTTGGCAACCGCGGCAACATTGCTGCCGAGCGCGTTGGCAACAAGGCACATCCAAGGCGGGATCACGCCTGCGCTGCCAGGGTTTTCCAGCGTCGGATCGTAGCCCGACTTCAACCCCTCGAGCGGGATCTTGAAGCCGAACGTGCCGCTACGGCGACCGATCACGCGCTCGGGAGCGGCGCCGATCTGGCCGGTCAACAGGGCAAGCTCGGTAACCGCGGTGTCGAACGAGAACGACGGCGCCTCGCACTTCACCGTGCGATAGTCCGCGCCCGTCATGTTCGGGGTGCCGAAGCCCGAGATCTGCGGCGCAAGCGAGACGCTGTAATCATTCCACGTTGCCACGGTTACCCCCTAGTCCAATGCACCGTCGCGGTGCGTTCGCAAATCAAAGCACCGTCGCCGTCTGGCGAGATGTCGCCCTCTGCGAGCTCGACCCGCAGCGCGTTGCCCTGCGCAGCCCACGCGTAGATTGCCGCGGCGATTGTCTCGCTGTCGAGAAGCGCGCGTTCGTATGCGGTGCGCTGGCCTTCTTCGGCCTGCCCGATTGCGTAGATCACCGACAACGAAACGGTGGTGCCCCAATCCGTACAAGTCGAGCCGGGCAACAGACGGATCGGCGGCGACGCCGTGACAAGGACCGCGCGCGTGCTGCGACGCACAGGCGCCCCAAGGGTGAACGTGCGGAAGGTATCGTCCTCGGACACGGGGTCCGACGGCGACGCGGCCTCGATGGCCGCGCGCAAGCTGTCGAGAAGGTCGACAATCGAAACCATCACCGCACCGCCTGCAGCGTGTAGATTGCGCCAGGGTTCGGGGTGCTGTCGTCGACGGTGCCGGTTGCGTTGCTGTCGTAAGCCGCAGCCGTCAAGGCCTGCGCCATCGCATCGTCAAACGCAAAGCGGAGTTCGCGCATCGCTGCGATTGCGTCGCCGCCTGGGTAGACGCCTTCCTCGGCGAGCGCATAGCGGATGCCTTGGCGCGCGGCCTCGTCGAACACAAGCGGCGACAGGTACAGCCACGGCCGACGCCCGGTCCGCAGGATTGCCGAGCGGATGCGGTCGTTGACGACGGCGGCGACACGGTCGCAGAACGCCTCGGACTTCCGTTCCTGAAACGTGTTGGCCAGCGTGCTGCGGACGTCGGCTCCTGCCACTGGCGCAAACCACGGCCACCGCACGACGGCGGCTTGGTAGGATGCTTGGCGGCTTTCGGCGCCGCTGCTGTATGCCCAGACAATGCGGTAGCCTGCGCCGATGTTCGCGACACCGGGCGCCGTGACGACCGCCGAGATTTGTGTTGCCTTGACCGTCGAGCCGTTGTCCACCGCGACGGGCAACGCGTCGACGAGGTGGGCGGTGGTGCCGTCGAGCCGCGCAATCCGCGACACGTACACGACGCCGTCCGACGTGATAGCGATCGGCGCACCGACCGCAAACCCGACTGCAGACGTCAGCACAAGCGCGGTCGCGGTCGTGCCTGCTGCGGTGGTCGTCGACGCGGTGGGCACGGTAACCGCCGCCGTAGACAACTCGGTACCGTCGGGCTTGTAGACCTTGCATGTCGCCGATGTGGCGACAACGCCCTCGGCGTCGGCGTGCGCGACCGTGGTAGAAGCATCGTATTTCAACTCTACTTCAACCACGATCGCACCCCCTTACGCCGACGCCGAGGACATCACCTTTCGCACCTTAGGGGACGTTGCTGCCGATGATCCCGTACTCGTACGGGCTCTTGAAGAAGCAGCAGTCAACCTCGGCCACCGCCTCGTAGAACAGGCCGTCCACCGACAAAGCGATGCGCGCCGTCGGGTCGCTGCCGAGCGCCATGCCGACCGGCGCGTTGGCCAGGTCGATCAAGAACCAATCGCGGTCATCGGTCGAGAACGGCCACACGACGATGTCGGACACGATGCCCTTGACGAAGTTGCTGGCCATATCCTGACCGCTGAGCTGCGACACGACCAGCTCATGCGCGACCTTGGCATTGGCGGGCGAAACCACCAGCACCAGACCGCCGTTGCTGCCGAGGTGCAGCGGGATGCCGCGGTCGCTGCGGTACTGCAGCATGAGCTTGATCGCGGCGTTCAGCGACGACTCGTCGAGCGCCGAGGCAATCAGGTTGTCCTGAGTAGCGCCGCCCGCGAGCAACAGGCCCGTGTCCAGGTACTTCTTGCCCGCGCCGACCAGACCGTCGCCGATACCTTGGCGAGGGTGATTGGCGGCGAACAAACCCTCGAGGCCGTCGAAGAACAGCTTGTCAAAGGTTTTGATCGCCGACTGCGCAAGCTGGGCGCCAAGCTGCTCGAAGCCGTAATCACCGTTGACCGTGTGGACGGGCGCAACGTGCTTCACGACCTTTTTGGTAACCGTGTGGCTGGCCGTGAAGGTGAACCAGTCGCTCAGCGCCTGGGTCGTCGCGGTGTTCGTCAGGGTCGCGCCGATGGCGCCGAAAGCGCCGCCGCCGATGTCGACCGTACGAGCGCCGCCCGTCGAGATGATGCGGCCCGCGCGCTGGACGAGCGGGGCGGTGTTGGTCAAACCCTGAGCAAACGAGGTCTGGAGGATGCGGTTGGCATTCTGCGAGCTGGCCATAGTAGAACCTCTTGCGGCGTAAAGTTGCCGCGCAAAGCCCTACCTCGCCGGGCGAAACAGGCTCCGTGTCCTAGCCGCGACCGCGGTTGATCACCTCGCGCGGCATAACGCTTTCAGTGTAACGACCTGTGGCGATGCCGTCAATCATCATCCGCTGCCGCGCCGCCAACCGTTGTTCGTGGATTTCGCGCGGGATGACCCACACCTCAGCCGACGCCCAGCCCTCGACGACGGGACGGCCTCCGAGGAGTTGGTAGCCTTTGCCTGCGATGCGGCGGCGCTCGGCCTCAATGCGGTCGGGCTTGGAGTTGAGATCGACGATTGCCACCGCCCACTTGGTATAGTCCAGACCCTGCACGCGGCCAGGGTGGGTCATCGGCCGATCGATGTCGACAGCCTTGAAGGAGGACGGATCGGGCAACACGATCGATGTATCAAACGACTCGTCCATAGACGGCACAGGCTGCCGAGCGTTACGCGTAGCCATATCAACCCCCCAACAGCTTGCGCAGTCCATCGCGCGAAATCAGCGGCGACTTCTCGGCGCCTGTGAGAATACGTGCAAGCCGCGAACCCTGCGGCACGTCGTACGGTGTCGACTGCGCATCTGCGCGGCGCACAAACTCTGGGTTGTCCTTGGCCCACGCTTCAAGCGCGGCGGCTCCCGTCGGGTCGGCGGGATCGACGTCAGGAACAAGCGCAGCGGCTTTCTCGAGGATGCCGAGCTTGGACATCGCGTCTCTGCGCCGCGTCTGCCGCAGTGCATCGCGCTCGGCTTGCAGCGCTTTGCGGTCCTCTTCGAGCTTCTCGCGCTCGGACATCGCCGACCGCCGCGACTCTTCGGACGCCTTGGCCTGCTCGGCCTTCATGGCCGACAGCTCTTTGAGCTGCGTTTGCAGCGCCTGCAACCGCTGCTTGTATGCAGGCGGCTCGGGCGCCGCAGGCTTGGCGACGGAGGGAGCGAGTACGGACTTGGGTTGGTTCGGTTGTTCCGCAGCCTGCGGAACAGCGGGCGCCGTGGTATCTACCGCCGGTGCCGTCGCCGTCGCAACCGCGATGGGTGGTGCGTTTTCGGACATTTCCTACCTACTGCGGCGACAGCGCCGCCGCAAACTCTCTACCCGTTTTTGAGACTGCGCGCAAGGTGCCGGGATCTGCGCCTGTCGCTTTCGACAGCCACGACAACACGGCATCATGCACACCGTCCGCAAACTCTGCTTGCAAGCGTGCGTTTGGCTCCAGCAGGTTGATGTCTTTTGATGAAAATACCGAGTATGCCTTCAATCGGTTTGGCACCTTCTTGGCTTTGATGACGAAACGCTTGCGGCCGTCTGGGCCCTTTGTCGTGCTCCTGCTGTATTTTGTCTCCTGCCCGATGGACGATCCCGCAAACTCGATGATTGCCGCGTTCGGCCCGTAGTTGCGGACCTTCAGACCGCGCCACATCCCGCCCGTGCGGTTGAACGAGGCGTCATCCTTTCGCGCCACCTTGTGCCACCTGTCCGAGCTGGACCAAATCCACCCGCCCTCGGGCAACACGGCGACAATGCGCTTTGCCTGTTTCCATCCCTGCCGATTGTCGAACTTTGGCCCCAAGGCCTGCATGTATTCATCGCCCAGAAACTTGCGCGAAGCCGTCGAAAAGGCAATGCGCCGATTGTCGCCGAACGCCTGGTCGCGCAATGCCCGCGCCATCACCGTAGCGGCCTCGATTGCGTTGACCACCAACGGCCGGACAACGCCCCCGTCGAGGAACGCAGACCGCGAGAGCTGGACCGAGATCACACAATCTCCCGCACGGTTTCGGCGCCCGTTTGCACGTCGACCGACACCTCTTGCCCAGGTTGCGGATCGGGCGGCAGGAAACCGAGCTCGCGCGCCTCTTGCAGGTTTGCGTCGACCTTGACTCGAGCGGCTGCAAGCGACAAACCGTCACGCTGGGCGACCTCTTCGACCACCGAGCGCAGGCCGAGCTTGATCGCAGCTGCTAGCGCCGTGGTGTCGGCGACGGGGTCGATGGTCGTGACCGTGTCCTGCCATCGCAAATCAACCGTCAGGGTATCGACGGGCAAAGCGACGATGCCCGTCAGGTTCAGCACCTGCGCGCTCAGCTTGGCTAGCTCGCGCTCGAACCGTTCCAGCACAGGGCGGATGCGGTCGCGCATCTCGGCGCGGGTTGCGTGCGCGAACAGACGGGCCGACACCGTGACCGCCGTGTTGACGCGCAGGAACGCCGACGGGTCGATGCCGAGCATGGCGCAGTAAAGCTTGATCCGCCCTTCGATCCACGTGGTGAGCTCGGTTACAGGCAGTTGCCCCTGCACCACACGCAGCGCAGGACCGGGCGCGGTCGGGTCGCCCGAGCGCAGCAATGCCACAACCTTGTCGGGACCGACTTGAATCTGCTCAGTCATCTGAGCGATCGTCGCGTTTTCCAGCACCTTCTGCGGCCATGCACTGTGGCGAATAACCAGCTCTGTTTCCGACTCAAGCAAGCACAGCGCAATCTGCAGATTGTGGACGGGCTCGTTGAGAGGCGCGCACCACCGCCCCAACTCCGGCGCGACGCGGTGGCCCAACACCAACGGAACCTTGCCGAATGGATGCGAGCCGTTAGGTGCGTAAATGCCGATCTTGCTGCCGCGCACGTACCGCCAGGCCTCGGTGCGGGTCAACTCAATCGTGCCCCACGTGATGACGCCGGTGTCGGCGTCGATGGTATCGGGGACGGTGATCTTGACCGACTCCCAGCCCGCAACGTCCCACGGCCGCAGCGTGTCGAGGATCTTGGGCTCCATCTGCCACGGCGATACGGGCAGGATCGAAATCCCTGCGCCGTCGGGCAGCACCATCGCCGCCATGGTCTGGTGCACCCACAACCCCGACTCCACCACCGACATAGCGGCGTCGGCGCGGGCCTCGTCGTACACCGTCACCATCTTGCGCCAAGCAGCCTGCGGCAGCGCCTGCGGATCTGCGGGCGAAAGGAACCGCCGCACGACCGGCCGTTGGTACAGCCCACCGAGCTCTTCGACGTACCGCCGAACGAACGGGATCTTGCGGATCGGCGCGTCGGTGTTCGGCAGGTGTTGCCGCAGGTAGGCAGGTATCGACGAGAAGTCGAGCCGCAGGAGCTGGTCAAGCTCCTGGCCCTGCTGCTGTGCCTCGGACACATTGTAGAGCGAGAGCGGCTGCAACTGCACGGGCATCGGTGGACCTCCGCGCTACAGCATACCGCGCAACCCCTGCGCCTGCAACGTCAATGCACCGACCGCGACGACCAACCCGGCCGCGATGCTTCGGGCGGACGGTCGGCCGTCTGCCGCTGCTGCAACCGCTTGCCGCCGTGCAGATCGGTGAAGTCTGCCGATGCCATGACCGCGTAACGCAATGCGTCGACCGCGTGGTCGTGGATGTTGTCTTTGCGTGGCCTGTTTGTCGGCTGGCCGTCGTTGTCGAGGTAGTACGTGTACCCGCGCAGCGCAGGCACGATCCCTGCTGTCGGCCCCTGCACCGTCTGCGACAACGAATGCGAAAACACAAGCGCGGGCTCACCGTCGAGCGGATCCATCATATCCCGCAAGCATTCCAACCCGCGCGTGACCTGCTGCTCTTCGCGCGACTCCATCCACCGCACCTGCGTAGACCGCCACCGCGCCTGCAGGTCTTGGTTTTCGACGGGTGCCGCACGGTCGGCGCCGATGCACCGCGGCGGCGAACCGCCGTGCGACAGCATCCACTTTTGCAGGCGGTCTTGGAAATGGCCGCGGGGCATGCCGTCGCAAACGAGCTCGTCGGCCACAACCCATTGCCCGTCGGGTCGCACCTGCGCCATTACCGCGACGTGGTGATCCTGCCCGCCCCAGTCGACACCGTACACGCGCGGCAGCGTCAAATGCTCCCGCCAGCTCCACTCGACAAGGTGCCGAGACTCAAGCGACAGCACCGTATGCAGCGGCCGCAGAACCTTGCCTTCCACTTCCTGTTGGTACCGTCGGCGGGACATCGCCGACAGGCTGTCAAAGAAGTGTTGCGGCAAATACGGATTGTCGAACGACGTGGCCGAGGTGATGCGATACGCGTCCCACGGTGCCGTGGTCGTGCCGCGGCCTTTGGCCTCGAGGTAGCTGCGCTGGGCCTCGACAAACTTACGGGTAATGCCGCGCATGCCGTTGGGCGAGGTGGCGACAAGGAAGCCAGGACATGGACCGTGGCCGCGCAGACGTCCCGTGATGACCGTCCAAATCTCCTCGGGGTCTGCCTCGCTCCACTCCACTTCGTCGGCTGCCGCCCATGTCAGCGTCAGTCCGCGCAGCTTGCTGATCCGGTTGTACGGGCGGAACCAGATCACCGAGTCGTTCAACAACCGCAGGCAAGCGTTTCCCTTGTCGTAGTCTTTGATCCAGTTGACCTTAGACTGGTCCTGCATTTCCTGCAGGCGGTCAAACAGGTTTGGCAACAGCACGGTGCGCAAGTCAATCTCGGTACGGCCGAGCAGCGCACCGACCGACCCTGGGTTGCGCAACGCTCGGACGATTGCCGCGCACGTCAACGCGTGCGACTTGCCCGAGCCGACACCGCCCAGAAACAACTGGAACAGACTGTCGCCAAAGATAAAATCGGCCTGCTTGTCGTACGGCTTCCATGCCTGCGACAGGTCGAGCGCTACTTGCACGGCCACCCCGTGGTGTTATTCGGTGTCGATGATGTCGCCGATCTTGGCGTCGGTCTTGCGCGCGCCCCGTCCGACGGGCGGTGGCGGCGGTGCGAAGCCGCCCCAGGTGATAGAAATCTGGGCGCCCCCTGCCGAGGCCTGCGCGGCTTGGAGTTGGACAACCGAGGTTGCAAACACGCCCAGCTTGTCCCAGCCCGTCAGCTCGCGCTCGGCCGTAAGGTCGCCCGACTCGACGAGGCTGCGCAGTTTCTCGACGCGGAAAGCAAGCAGGCCCGCGAGATCAGACGGCGACAACGTGCGCTCGCCAAACGCTCGGATGCGCGCAACCGCCGAAGCCGACAAGGTATCATCGGCACACAGCATGTCGACCAACGGACGGCCAGTCGCAATATCCGCAACGGGCTCCGATGCCTCGATTGCACCCCGCACGGCGTCTCGTTTCGAGGCTCCGCGGGCGGCCGCTTTGGCCTTGGGCTTTGTGGGCTTACGGCCTCCAAGCATAACCTACCGCCTTCTTTGCTTTTTCTTCGAGCGATTGCAGAAAATGTGCGGGGGACGGAAAG